TGGTCAAATTAATCTTGGCTGACAAAGAAGATAAACACGAAAACACCAAGTTGTTTGCATCGCATTTGATGGCCAAAGAGCAGGCCGACGAAAAGGCCAAAATGACCGCGGCCATGCAAAACATGCCACCGCAGGCAGGCGCACCGCCGGGCGCACCGCCAGCACCGCCACCCCAGCCGGCAGGACCACCGCAAGGACCGATGTAATGGACCTCACTAGCACGCACTTAAACCCCGTTACTAGCCCCGTACAGGCGCCACGGCCAGCTCCGGCTGCGCAGCCTATGCCTGCCATGCCGCAGACGCTGCAAGGCGCTACGCCGCCCCAACCGATGGCAGCAATGCCTAAAGTCGATTTTGCCAACATGAGCTATGCCGAGAAGGCCGCGCATTTGGCTGAAATTTTGGGCTCATGAAACCCATAGGACTAGGCGAAAACAGCGAGCTGGTTGAAACCGCCGTTTTTGGTCGTATGGTTGAAGACTGGTTACGGTCCGACATAGGCCACTATTTGCTGCAACGCGCTAAGGAAGAAGAATCCGCAGCCATTGAGCAGCTAATTAAGGGCGAGGACGAAGCCGGCGCCAGGGCAACCATTTGGACGGCACGCAAATTTCAGGAGTGGCTGGCTGACGGGATCACCGCCGGGCAGCAAGCGTTAGGCATATTGGAGGATGGCGAACAATGAGCACACAAGAGCAGGAAGTCGAAGCACGAATTAAACGCGAGCGTGAGGCCAAGGAAGCCAACCAGCGACGCAACCAAGAGCGCCTTCAGCGTTTGGACGACATTGCCAACGGCGCAGACGATTTTAAGAACCGCGAGGAAGGCGTTGAAGACATCGAAGACCGGGCGTGGAACGACCGCAACGAGCCTACGCAGCCGCACGACGGCGCGGACGACCACGACCCCAGAGACATACCGGACGCTACCGAAGCCGAGATTGACGAGGCGCGGGAAGCCGGCGCGGACGACATCAAAGTTACTAACGGGATTACATACTACCGGCTGATCGTCAACGGCCAAGAGCGCTGGATGACTTTGCAGCAGCTGCGCGAGACGTCCAGCAAGGTGACGGCAGCGGACGAGTATTTGCGCAACGCTAAAGAGTCTGCTAAAAGTATACAGGGGCTGATTCCATCTTCGGACGAATCGGCCAGTGTTCCTAGCGGGGACACACGCGCACTCATCGCCCGCGTGATAATGGGCGAGCAGGAAGCAATCGACGAGCTGGCACAGGTATTAGAGCGCCGACCATCCGTAAAGGACGTTGCGCGAGCCGTGGACGAGCGAGTAGATGGCAGGTTGACGTTTAGAGACGCGGTAACTTGGTTTGAGCAGGAATACTCAGCCGAGATGAGCAACCCGGACCTGAAGCGGTACATTGTGACTAGGGACGCCCAACTGGCGGCAGAAAATCCCACAATGGACTTCAAAGAGCGCCTAACGGCGGTCGGAGAAGAAGCGCGACGGATCAGGGGTGTATCAGCCGCACCTTCAGCAGCGCCGAAAGGCCGCAGTGAGAAGGAAGCTCGAAAAGCGTCCGTTAGATCGGTTCCAGCTGCCGCAGGTCGGCAGTTTGACCAGGAAGACGAAGAAGACGGGGAAACTTACGAGTCGGCTATTGCACAAATAGCCAAACACCGTGGGCAGAACCGACCGACCATACATACTAAACGCTAGGAGTCGCCAACATGGCAGGTCAAATCTGGGCAGTCAGCTCACTCGGTGGTTACTTATACAGCCGCCAACTTTCAAACGTACTGCGCGCTAACGTGCAGCCCCTGGTCAAGTTCCGTCAGTTTGCTGACGTGCACGACATCAGCCAGCAGGGCAAAAAGAAGGGTGACACCTTCACTTGGGACGTGTTCTCGGACGTGTCTACGGCCGGTGCGGTTCTCACTGAAACCAACACCATGCCAGAAACCAACTTCACCATTGTTCAGGGCACCCTGACGATTACGGAAGCCGGTAACTCGGTGCCGTACTCGGGCAAGCTCGACAACTTATCGAAGTTCCCCGTCGAGGACGTCATCAAGAAGGTTCTTAAGAACGATTGCGTGAAGTACTTGGACCGTGCGGCTTGGACGCAGTTCAACCAGACGTTACTGCGCGCCATCCCTACCGGCGGCACCAGCTCAACGGCAATTACGCTGTACACCAACGGAACCGTGACCGGTACCAACTCCATCGCGTTCAACAACAGCCACGCCAAGGCGATTGTGGACGCCATGAAGGAGCGCAACATTCCGGCTTACATCGCGGACGACTACTACGCGATTGCATGGCCAACGACCTTGCGCACGTTCAAGAACAACTTAGAAACCATCCACCAATACTCGGACACCGGTTTCAACCTCATCATGAACGGTGAGATTGGGCGCTACGAAAACACCCGTTACATTGAGCAGACCAACATTGCTAAGGGTTACGGTACAGACGGTGTAACCGTGCAGGCATGGGGCGGTGGTGTGTCGGATTGGATCTTCTTCTTCGGTAACGACACCGTGGCAGAAGCTATTGCAGTCCCTGAGGAAATGCGCGGCAAGATCCCAACCGACTACGGCCGGTCTAAGGGTATTGCCTGGTACTACTTGGGTGGTTTCGGAATTGTCCACACGCTGGCGCTGAATACGCGCATCGTGAAGTGGGACTCGGCAGGTTAAGGAGATCTAATAATGTCACTGCAAAATACAGTTAAAAATGCTGCGTATGACAACGCGGCATACCTTGCACGCGGTACGTTCAACTCGGTTATGACCGCCGGTTCCGGTGGTGTGTCGGGTAAGTTCGTGGCGCACGCTAACTTGGTGCTGTTTGGTCTTAACGCCTACACCACCACGGCCGGCACCTCAACGTACACCAACACCCAATACTACCAAGCGTTGGTTAACGGTGGTACGACGGTCACATCCGTAGCAGCTCACTCGGGTACGGCGTCGGCATCAGTTCACGCCAACACCACCCAATTATCGCTGGTTCGTATCTACAACACCAACACCGCTACCGGTGTGGCGCCAGCGCTGGCGACTGCCACCATTGGACCGTTCAGCATTGACCAGTACTACGCCAACGGCACCGGTACGGGTGGTGTGGGTGTGTACGCTCAGTTTGCGCTAAACACCAACACCGGCAGCGCCGGTTTTAACGGTTTGGCAGTCAACCAGGGCGATCAGGTCTATGTGGTTAACGGTACGGACGCCTCGGCGGTCAACCTAATCACCATCGACTATCAGGTCTTGCCATTGTCTGACCTTGTGGCCTAAGGGGAGCATCATGCCTAAGATTACACAGTCCTCTAAGATGCAATACGAGACGCCGCAGGTCACGCCGGACCAGCTGGCGACCAAAATGTACGGCGGCGACGCCCCGGGCAAGCACGACATTATCAAGTCGGCTAACGCCCGCGCGCAGACCCGTCACGAAATGAAACACAGCGAAGTCGCTGACGTTGACGTGCTGCCAGACAGCGCCATGATGGCCAAGAATGAAATGGTCGGAGCTCGCAACTCCGGCTACTTGGCGAAGAAAGGCTTAGAGTTTGGCGTCAACGCCTTCTACAATTCCTTGCCACCGGGCATGGACATTGAAGATCAGGAGCTATGCGACATCCGCAAGATGGAGCTGCGCGTGTTTGAAGGCGGCTTGGGATACCCTGGTGATGGGTGGGTTACGCGAGAAGCGGGGCAGCAAATGCCTAACAAAAATGACATGGGCCGCAACGAGTCGACCAACTACATCGGTCGCGCCAAGATCTAACCGGAGAAGCCAGCCATGCCCAAAGTCGTACAAGAGAAGTTTCAGGTTACATTTCCTGATTACAACAGCAAGGCCGAGGATGAGCATGGCTGGTTAACTGACATGGAAGCCCGAGCAAAGAAAGGTTTGCCGGGTCGAGAAGGTCAGGCTGGCGGCGACAGTGATTCACGATTCATGACTGACGCGGTATTCTTTAACAGTTTACCGCCGGGCATGGATATTGAGGATCAGGAATTTGTCGATATTCGCAAAATGGGCGTCAACGTAAGTGGCAACATGCCAGTGCCCTATGCCGAAGGCGATTTAACCAACCACGAAGTCAACAAGCTGAGCTTGCGCAACGGTTTTGACAAGAAAGACTTGTTATCGACCGATGACGCTTACACCCGCGAGCACAACGACGCTTTCTATGACGACGTGGGCGGGTTCTGCGAGCGCAATAACTACATGGACCGCATGTAATGGTTACACCGGTTAGCCCAGGCAACTTATCGCCCCTAGCGGTTTGTAACGTAGATCCGGGCTCGGGCATTGTGTACAGCCCCGGTTGCGCTAACTACACCTACATCAGCACGGCCGGCACCACGACCTTAAAGACAGGCGGCGGCGTGTACTACGGGCTTAATGCCATCATTGTAGGCACAAGCTGGACGGCGGTGCCCTACGACATCAACGTGACCGGCACTGCGACAACCACCAACTTGCTGACGTCAACCAACACGGCCGCAGCCGTAGGGTTTCAGG